GCTCCTCTCTTGCACCGGTATGCCGCACAGCAGTAGTTTTCTCCGATGACGGTGGATAGCGGAGCCATCCACGAATTTGCTTTCTTGGAGAACGTCTCGTCAATTTCCTGCTGGATGACCGTCGTGTCGTGCTCCTTGAGGTCTCGTTCGGTGAGCTTGTGCTCCGCCATGAGCTTTCGGGCCTTGAGTAGGGCGAGCTTTGCCTCCTCCGGTTCTGGGCTTTTTGCAAGGGCGAGGAGTTTTCGGATTTTGTCCTTGTAGTCCATCAGGCCTCAACCTCCTGCGCTACAGCTCCCAGTAGCTTACAACGTGTAAGCATCATCCTCTCGAGCGTGGACTGGTACTTCTGAACTGGCTCCGCATAGCCTTCAAAACACCGTCCTGCGTACCGCCATGTGTCGCCATGCCTCTTGAATGTCAGGTAGGTCGGCAGCCAGCGTCCGTTGCCGTCCTTTGCGGTGCCGATTTCTCCGCCCACCTGCAACAGGCCTGCGCGGTTTGTGCGTGGCGGCAAGACGTCAAGAAAGTAGCCAATCAGGTCCGCGTCTACTTCGTCGCCCGGTTCGAGATAGTCCTCTGCGGTCGGCAGGCCGCTCTCAAACCATTTTCCAAGCGTCTTGAGGCCGGTTCCTGCGAGCTCTGCGCGCCGCCTCTCGACTTCATTGGCGATTAGCACCATTTGTGTGTCACTCAAAAAAATGTCGCTGCCGTCGTCGAGCCGGAGATAAACGACGCCCGCCTCAAGGAGCGTTACGGGCAGGTCGAGGTACGTCGTTACCGCTCCGCTCCTGTCCACTACCGGGATGCAGATGCGCTCGCGGGCAGCTCGTCCTCCCCTGTGGTAAAGTATCCGGTCGAATGCGTACCTGCGGCAGTCGCATTTCTCGGTGCAATAATTGACCGCGTCGTCCGGCCACAGGCCGATAATCATAAGTCGCTTCATGACGTCCTCCTCAAACATAATCAGCGTACCGGGTGCTGATGCTCTGCACCCACTCTTTGTCCAGCTTGTCGAGGTAAGTGCTCCACGCCTCCTCGTAACTGTTCCACCACCATTTCCGGCTCTTGAGGGCAACAATAAGCTGCTGCCGAGGCTTCATAACGAACTTGATGTATGCCCGGTCGCCCATCGTGTAAGCGACGAGGTTCTCGTCCTCGAAAAACTTCTGCCGGTTCAGGTTTGCGAGCTTGCCCTCTTTCCCGGCCGCGTAGAGCTTTGCGATGACGCTGTTCTTGCGCCAGCGGTACTTTTCATGGAGCTTCTCGTAATACTCCATGAAGAGCTCCGGGTCCTTGTTGGCGAGCTCGCACAGGCTCGCGGTAGGATTAAGCGTCGGCCGCTCGACGCAGAATTTGATGTCATCGACCAGCCGGGCAATCTCCTTGGCGTCCTTGTCCTCGATGCGGCCCTGCCAGACTTGCTCCTGCAGACCCTTGAACCACTCCACGAACTCAGAGGAAAGGCGGAGAATGGTGTCGCTGTGGTCCAGCTTCTTCGCGTTGTACCGCGCCGGTCCTGCGACGGCGACGCTCACATGGGCTGCCTCGTGCCGGAGCTGCTCGCTCCACCGGGTATAAATCTGGTCCACGATTTTCTGCTTGCGGCTGTCCGGGATGTTCCAGCTCATAACTTTCTGGCAGTATACCTCGTACTCGTGGGCCGAAATGTCGCCGCGCTGGCCGCCCATACTGTTGCTGTTCGCCTGATGAATGAGGCTCTTGTCCAGCTCCTTGATTTTCACGTCACTCATGGCCGTCCTCCTCCGGTGCCAGCACCAGCTCGTAGTCCGAGACCTGCTGCGGGTCGAGCGGTGCGGTGTACTCGATGTAGCCCCACGCAGGCCGGTCAATGTCCTTGCAATACGTCCGCCCCTCCTCGAAGTTGACGATTGTGGTAATGCTCTCTCCGGGCTGTTTCGGGAACGGGATGCCGCCCACCATCAGCGGGCGGAGGGTGCTGTAATACCTGTAAGCCATAATTTTCTTTCTGCCTCCTGTAATTCAAATGCGAGCTCGTCAAGTTCTTTTTCGATTTCCTCTGCATCGTGGACAATCTGCCGCGCGCCCGGGACGCCCTGTGTGCCGTTCCGCTTTGCCTCTATCCACATCGCAATATGCTCGTCCACGTCAAAGCTGTCGGAGTAGTCCAAAACCTCGTCCGGGAATTTCTCGACGCCTACGCAGATGATGAAGTCCTCTCCGGCCGGTGAGTACCACTCAATTTCCACGCGGCCGTCATCGGTGTAGCCGCTGACGCTCCACTCGCGCTTCTCGAGAATATCCAAATACTCCTGTCTCAGTTCAGGCATTTCGTCTGCCTCCTCCTGCTCTGTAATCGGCCCATGCCATTGTGATGACCGTCGAGACCTCCCGCAGGCGGCTTATGATGGCCCGGGCTTTCGTGCCGTCGCCGCCTTTCGGGGTAAGGGCTCTCACCAGCTCGTCGGCGTTGTAGTTCGTCGTGATGATGGTCGGCTTCATATCCTCGTACCGGTCGTTGAGAATGGCGTAAAGGGTACTCACGCTCCATTCTGTACACTGTTCCTTTCCGAGGTCATCCACAATGAGCAAATCGACCGTTTTGTACGCCTTGAGTATCTCGTACTCGGTGGCGTCTCCGCTGTCGAAAGCCTCTTTAATGTCGGCCAGCAGGTCGCCGGACGTCTTGCAGACGACCGGGACGCCGCAGCCTATGAGCTGCAAGGCGATGGCGGCCGCGAGGTGCGTTTTTCCGGTCCCGTAGGTTCCCTCTATGTAGAGGCCCTCGCCGCGTTCTGCGCGCTGCGGAAAGCTGTCTGCATAGGTTTTGGCCGTGTCGTAGCACCGCCGCCGCTCCGGGGTGTCCCGGATGAAGTTGGTAAACGTCCGCTGCTGGAAGCGTTTCTTGATGCCGCTCCTGCCGAGTAGCCTCTCGATTTTGGCGCGCCGTTTGGCCTGCGCCGCCTCTTTCTCGGCCTCCGCCTTTTGTCTGGCCTCCTCCGCGTCCGCCTCCGCCCACTTCGCCTTTGCTCGGTCACAGGTGCATCTCTGCGGGAACGGGGCGAACATCAGGACCGTTCGTCCCATCACGAGAGCCTCGTGGTACAGTTTCCGGCCGCAGAACTCGCACTCGACCGGCTCCGGGATTTCGCGCTGGCAGTTGTAACCACCAGCAAGAATATCCTTGCTTGTCGGCCGTCGGTGCTGTGTGGTCTCAGCCGAACGAGCTGAATCCGCCGGACGGAGTGAATCCAGCATAGCCGTCAGCGTTTCCACGCTGCTCACCTCCTGTGTAGTCGTTCATGTAGCCTTTTGCATTAAGCCAGCTTGCCGGGTTTGGCGTGAATTGCCGCTCCCGGAACCGGCTGTCATATTTCTTTGCGGCCTCAACCGCCGCGATGATTCTGTCGGTCGCCGCGTCGTCCGGCTCCGGGTTGATTTTGGCCCACGCCCGCTCTGCCGTGGCCCGGTCCACCTTCTTCGGGTAGGCCGCGTAGAAGCGGTCAAACCGTTCGGCCTGCTCTGCCGAGAGGCTCCCGGCTTTACGCCGGGGAGCTTTCGGTTTGTCGTGCTCCTCCGGCGCGGGCTCCGGTACGGCCGGTGGCGTTTCCTCCGCCTCTGTGTCCGCTGCGGGCTCCTGTGCAGGACTTTCCACCCTGCGGCCGGGAAAGTTATCGACCGACGGTTTCGTCGGTGCTGCGGTGCGCTTGGAGTAAAGCTGGCGGAGGTTCTCAAGGAGGGACTGCACCCAAATGACGCGACAGCTCTCCCACAGCTCCTTGTCCACCTTGCCCATGGAGGCGAGCGTGTTCAGGATGGCCTCCGCTGTTTCGGCTGTAACTCCGGTGACGGCGAGTAGGTACTCCCAGCCCATCTTGTCCCAGCAGTCGTAATACTGGCCGTCTGCCGCGCAAAGAAGTTCGAGCAGCTTAAACCAAAAGGCATACCCGTCGTTTCCCCAGTTCTTTTCAAGGATGAACTTTGTCCGGCTCTTTTCCCCGACGTAATGGGGGAAGTAGTCGGCGGTCTGCCTGTTGCTCCTTCCCAAGTCTCGCACCTCCTTTCTGCTGGTGATTTCAAGAGTAGATAACCTTGCTGCCCTCCGCCGTCTTTACGACGTCAACGGACTGCGGGAAACGGGCTTTCATCTCCGGGTCGTGAGTGATAGCCATAATCTTGAGCGAGGAATACCGTTTCTGGATGGCCTCGAGGGCGTCGCAGTAGGCCTGTACGCCCTTGTCGTCGAGGAACGGCGGTTCGTCAATAAACAGGAATCCGAGCTGCACTCCTGCGGTGCTGCTCTTGAGCTCCGCCAGCGCAAGGATGACCGAGAGGGCCGCCTTAACGCGCTCGCCGCCGGAACGGCTCATGTAGGGCAGAGCTCCGGTCGCCGCGTCGTTTACGATGACGTCCAGCGCGGTGACCTCTTTCTTGCTGTTGCTCTTGAGGGTCTTTTCCATGCGCATCTCGATGCTCATGTGGCCGCCTGACATCTGGCCGATGATGCTCGTCGCGGTCGCCTCGAACAGCGGGACGATGCTGCGGACGATGTTGTGCGGGATGCCATCCTGTGAGAAAGCCCGCTTGAGCTCCTCGTAGCCCGCTGCAAGCTGGCCCTGTTCCGTTGCCTGACGGCGAAGAACTTCAAGCTTTGCCTCTGCCGTCTCGATTTCTTCCATCTGCCTGCGGCTGTGTCCGGCCTGCTGGTCCAGCTCCTCAATACGGATGTTGTCCACCGTGAGGGCTGCATCCGCCTCCGCGTACTGCTCCTTGAGCTCGTCAACATCGGCCCGCTCCTTTGCGAGGGTCAGAATCTCCGCGTTGATGCCATCAATCGCCGTCCGGGCCTTTTCTGCGTAGGTCAGGAGCTCCGTGAGGCGGGTCTGCGCTGCGCTCTTTTTAGCCTCCGCTGCCGGGAGCAGCTTTTCCAGCTCGATGTATTTCTTAACGTCCGAAAGCTGCGCTTCAATGCTGGCGAGTTCCGCTGCGTTCTGCCGGAGCTTTTTCAGTTCGTCCTCAACGACGAAGCGGTCAGCCTCGAGACTCTCGATATTGGCTGGGATGGTTTCAAGTTCCTCGTCGATGGCCTTGATGCGCTCTTTAACTTCTGCGAGGCGTTCTTTCTGCGCCGTCAGCTTTGCGAACCGCTCCGAGGCTTTCCGCAGGTCTGCAACGAGGAACCGCTGGGCCTGCAAGTCCTTGCGGCAGTTGAGGTCCGTCGCCTTTTTCTTTGCGGCCTGATACTCAGCGTCGAGCTGCTCGGCGCGCTCCTTGGCTTGCTGCCGGTAGGTTTCCAGTTCCGTCTCGGCCGCAGGCAGTTTCTTTTTCGCCTCCACTGCATCCTGCAGGAAACGGCACTCCGGGTTCTCGACCGGGCAGCCGCAGGTCTCGAGCATGATGGCCCGGGAGCGGATATGCATGACCTCGCTCTCTTTTATGCCGAGCCAAGACTGTACCCGCGCGGTTTCTGCGTTCTTGGTTTGGAGCAGCTTCATGGCCTCTTGGTCTGCTGCGAGATACTGCTCGTCCTGTTCTTCCAGCGCGGTGAGCCGTTCGCTCGCTCCTGCGAGGTCTGCCGCTTTCCGTTCGAGCTCGTCATAGTCCGCGAGGGCCTGCTCATAGCTCCAACACGTTGCCTGTGCAGAAAGTTTTTCGGCCTCGAGGCTGCTTTTCTTTTTCCGCTGGGCAGAGAGCGCGGCCATAACGTCCCGCAGCTTTTCTTCCTTGGGCTGAATCAGGGCCGCCGTTCCCAGCAGCTCCTCCCGCCGTGCGGAAAGTTTTCCGTAACTCTGGCTGCCCGCCTCGACCTCCTCGCGCTTATCGAGGAGAGCCTGCGCATCGGAAATCTGCGCTCTGCAAACAGCCTGCGCGCTGGCGTTCGCGTTCTTCTCCGCAATCCAAGAGCCGAGCTCGCTGGTGAGCTTTTCTGACCGTTTCTGCGCCTGCTTGGCAATGTCGAGCTTTGTCTGCGCCTCGCTCATGGCCTTTGTATGGATGGCCCTGTCTGCTACCGCGCTGGCCTTTTCGATGGCCGTCTTGTTCATGGCTGCCTCGACTGTTGCCTTGTCCGGCATCGCTCGGCCGGTCTCCTCCTGCAAATCCGCGATGCGACGGAGTTCCCGGTTGGCGTCCGCTGCCCGGTTGGCCGCCATGCTCTCCATGCGGTCATAAATGCCGAGGCCGAGGATGTTTCCGAGAATTGCCATGCGGTCCGCCTTGTCGGCCTGCAAAAAGAGGCCGTACTGGTCCTGCATGATAAGGCCGGTCGCTTTGAGCGTCAGACTGTCCATACCGATGGTGTTCTCGATGATGGCCTGCGTATCGCGGTATTTCTCCGCGCTGCGGTTCTGCCAGCTCTCGTCCACATACTCGGAGAGATTCAGCGTCGCCTTGCCGCTCTTTGTGCGGGTGCGGGTCACGCGGTACAGCTTGTCGCCGAGGTAAAACGTGAACTTGATGGAGCCGCTGCGGGCATCCGGGTCGTTGCAAATCCAGCCAGTGAGGTCGCCCTCCCGGGGCTCCTCGAAAAGGGCGTCCAGCATGGCGTCCATGAACAGGCTGGACTTGCCTGCGCCGTTCTCGCCGTTGATGGTTGCAAAGGAAATGCCGTCGTAGCTGAACAGTTCGTCGCGGTAGTTGCGGTAGTTCTTGACCTCTATTTCCACCGGCATAAACAAGCCGGTCGGGGTCTCAATGCGGCCTTTTTCCATTGCCTCCGAGATAATCGGGCGGGCCAGCTCGATTATGCGCTGGGCGTCCTCCGGGCTCTTTTCCTTTTCGGCGAGGTACTCTGCGAGGTTCTGCTCCGGGCTGTTGTCGCCATGGAGCTCGTCGCGGTTCACGCTTGTCGTGATTTCCTCCGGCGTGATTTCGGAGACATAGAACACGCCACCGTCATAGAGCCTTTTCTCAAGGACAGCTTTGTTGAAAGCCTTGTTTGTCTCGTCCGAACAGGTGTAGAGAACGCGGACGATTTTTCCCTTGAGGCGGTCAGGTACAACGACCCGCTCCGCGCTCAACATTGTGCAGACATCGTCCTCGTTGAGGCGGATGGTCTCGAACTCCCGGTAGGGCGTTTCGATGTACTCACTCCATGTCTCCCCGTCGTCGTCGATGTCGTGGATGTAAAAGCCTCGCGGCTGGCCCTCGTCGTTGAAGTTGAGGCCTGTAATGCTGCCGCAGTAGAACACCGCACGGCCTGCCTCCGGGAGCTGCTGCGGCCGGTGGATGTGGCCGAGTGCTACGAGGTCAAAGTCTGCAGCTTTCAGGGTGTCTGGGTAGATGACGGGCTCAAACTGTGCAAATAGCGCGGTCTGGCCGCTCTCCATGTTGCATCCCGGGACGGTGAAGTGCGTAGACAGGATGCTCGTCACACCGGGCTCGCACTGTGCTTTCAGGCCAAGAACGACCTTTGCCAGCTCGTCCGTGAACACCTGCGTTTCCTCCTCTCGAGAGAGGCCCGGGTGCGCTGCCCGGTGTACACCACGGTCAAAGCCCGGAATACACGCTACATCTACGCGCTGCCCGTGGTAGGTGTGGATGTGGAGCACCTCCGGCTCCGTTACGACGCTGACCGAATCATCGCCGTAAAAAGCCGTCGTCAGCATCTCGAACTGCTCCTCGCTGTCGTGGTTCGGAGTGCCTCGCAACACGACGGTCGGGGCCACGTTGGAAAGCCGCCGGATGTGGTATATGGCTGTCCGGCTCTCGCGGAGACCTCTGTCCGACCATACGCGGGCCTGATGGAAAATGTCGCCAGATACGACGATAAGGTCCGGCCGGTGCTCCTCCGCGTACATCGCCTGAAAATCAAGGCAGCGGCAGATGTCCTGAAAGCGGGCATTCTGTCCGCCGACCTCCGGCCCGGGGAAACTGCCGATGTGCCAGTCTCCGGTGTGCAATACTTTCAGCATCACATATCCTCCTTGAGCAGCTCCTTGATGATGTCGTCGAGCTTGCCGCGCCGCGCTGCATCCGCACGAGACTTCGCGCCCTGAATATTCCTCATTTCATCTTCGGTCGGAACCTGCGCAGAGCCCTTGTGGCCGGAGCTGATGCTGAACGAAATGTAGTCCAGCGCGAGCTTTGCGAGCTCGGTGCGGTCCGGGCTGCGGAACGTCCCGATAGGGCAGCAGGTGCGCTCGGCGTTGGTGTAACGTCCGCCGCCGGAAATAAAGATGGTCGCCATGAGCTGTGCCTCGTGAGGGATTGTTTCAGTCTCCTTGACCTCAAACATTGCCACGTTGTCCGAATTGACGGCGACCATGCCGTCCTGCGAAAGAATCATCATAATCATTTCCTCCATGTATGGTTTCT